TGTTGTTTCATTCTCATCAAGATATGGGCCATCTGTAAAATCAATGTCAGCAAGTGTAAAGCTGGTTGCTGTGGTTCTTGTGAGTTTTGCTGGTTCGTGATCTTTATGCGCCAAAAACAATACGTCAGCAGATTGAGCATGATTTATTTCAAATATATCTGTAACTGAGTATGTCGTTGTCACTTCAACTATCTTGCCGACTGTGCCGCCGCTTGAGTAAGTCGTAAATGCACTGCTGTTTATGCCCGATAACTCAAAGGTATTTGTTGTTTTGTTTGCAACCGTAAACTCTAGGTTATTTACCTCAACCATGCCAACAACAGATTTGATAAACACTCTGTCACCGTCACTCAAGCCATGTGATGATGCTGTAACAACTGCTGGGTTTGCTTTAGTTATGGCTGTAATGTTGGTGGTGGCTTCTGTAAGTATGCCACCATCTTTGTAAAACCTGATGTATGTTGCGCCAAACTCAAGGACATATGCCTGTTCGTCACTGACCTCAAAGTTAATCAATCTGACTTTGCCGCCATCTTTTGAACGCCCAGCAAAGAATGAACCCGGTCTGCGAGTTACACCGCCAGATGGAAACACAAGCATATTGTTTAAAGTTTGTACGGACTCATTGTATTTTTGTAGATCAATACGGCCTTCAAGCTTTGGCGAAATCTCACCAGTTCTAAAGTTGGTGATTATGGTGGAGACACGCGCCATTTTTTACAACCTAATGTTCGTGAAGTCGTCTGCCTGTGGCTGCTCTGGGAACCCTTCCATACTATCAACGCCTTTGGCTTCTTTAAGACGCGCTTCGTATATAGTCAGCATGTTTGATGCAACTGAGTTGCTGCCTGTTATGTTGTACCCAATTTCAGCCGCTAAACGTGCTGATATGGCTTTGTTCAAGAGACTGTCATACTGTTCTGTGTCAGTTACACGGCCTATGTAAATGATATTGCATGTGGCCTCGTTTGATAAAACCTTGCGGCCTTCAATCTTAAACATCACATTGCTGTCATAAGCAGCCACATCGTTGTTCACGTTGCTGTTCCAGAACGAAAGCACACGCAAACAAAACGGATCTGTGGGCAAACTAAATTGAAATGAAAAACCAAATGCAGGGGTGCTGGAGTCGGCTGGCAAGGCTTTTCTTGTGATTGCTATGTTCCAAGGATGAGAACGCAAAACAGCATCTCTGACATCATCAAAGTTGCCGTTACATAGTCTAGCTTCTTTTGAGTTTTCAGTCAGCGCAGTTATGTTTGCCGCGCCTAGCAAGTCCAACGCTCTGTTGCACAAGTCAACCACTGATGCCATAGCAAACTCCTAAGTGGTGGTGGGGAGGTGTTTCGGATTGACCCCCCTACCATAGAAGAGAAGGCGGCTTGCACCGCCCCCTCAATTTTTTAGTTTACGACATAGTGAATGACGAAAGACATATCTCCACCAGTACCACCAGCAGCCGCCATAGTAGCAGCTATGTAGTAGTATCCACCGGGATCTGAGCTATCGCCAGCCAGTTCGTACATTTGCTGTCCGCAAGTATTGATGTCTGCGGCCTCAAAGCGAACGTCTGCCATAGCACCAGCATCAGCTACCGCTGTGGCGAATACGTCCTCATCTTTGACCACTCCGGCTGTTGTATAGATGCCTACGTTGAAGGTACAAGAACCACCAAGCGTATCAGAACCTATAAACAGTGCGGCAACAGATGCGTTACTGGGGATAGGTGCAAGCATTACAACATCATCATTGTCACTGTCACCAGTTCCCAATGCGATTGTACCAGATGCAACTCGTAACACACCGTGAAGGTTGTGAGACTCGTTGGCAACTTGCGGAGTAGCTTCAAAGTTTGCTACTAAATCTGAATTTTTAGTACCCATAACTTACCACTCCTTTAAGCTGATTCGTCACAGTCAATCTGGACAACTTTTTCTTCTTCCATGCGAGTGGAACCGATGCTCATGCAATAGTAGACTTGCGTTGCGTAACCTTTGTCGGAACGCTCATCTATTCTTGCCATCACATCTTTACCAATCGCCAGAGCAAGACCATCCTCTGCCCATGCAAAACATGAACGGATGTTGCCAGCTTTTGACAGACGGTTTGATACAATAAAGGTAAAGCCCATAAATTGATTGACCTCACCTTGTACGAGAGCCTTTACAGTATTGAAATCACTAGATGTTACGCTTGTATCACCTAACAATGCTTCAATCTGATCTGGGCCAACAGCTACATACCGTGGGATTGACGGATCAACTGAAGCCAAGTCTAAGGTCTTTTTAGCAGTCCTTAGTTTTGCAACTGTCAAATCCGCACCACCGTTGGCAATTTGCTGACCAGCAGGAAGCGCAGTAGATGTGCTGCCTGTCTCACCAGTAAATGCTGTACCCAGTGCTGCTGAGATGATCTCATCATCCATCGCACGGCCTAGTGCAAAAGCAGCAGCTTGTGCGTAGGCAGAGGTTGGATCAATGAGCATACGAACCTTGTCTTGCTCGTCAATCAAATCAGCATATTCATAGTCAACAAGTGACACCCGGCGTCTTGCATGGGGTGTGTCGATCTGTGGAGTGTCGGCGTGGCGCGTTGTACGCTTTTGCGCTGTAGCCTTGCCCACTTGATCAAAAAAGGCGTTTTTGCCCTGCATACTCTCTACACGAACAGCATCACGCAAGAGCGAACCCTTTTGCTGTGATAACATCTGCACGTTAGCAGAATATTGCTGGACAAATGCCGTGGTTACATCAATAGACATCTCTGTCTCCTTTTACCAAAATGACATTTGATTTGCAGATTGCTACCCGACAGCGCGGACACTCCTAGAATTTTTGGCCTTCTTGTGGCCTTCGTCTTTCCGATTGTCAGCAGGACGAGTATCCTCGCTACCCTGCATCACCCACTCGTAGTATTTATCTGCGAGTAGATGAGGCTGTATCATATCACGACTTGTACCATTTTCAACAGCTAGTCGCAAACATTCCAGCCTAATCTCTTTTGTTGTCAAACCGTCAACCATGTAAGACTTCCATTAACTCTGCTACTCTACTTACCGCACGGTCACGCGCAACAGAATCTTTTCCAGTATAATCTGGGCCTTTCATTATTGCATCAACCTCTGCCTGTGCAGTTTGTTTTGTCATATGATTGACCTGTGACTTTTCTGCAACAGTATCTTCACTTGTTACAGATTGCTTGAAACCAGCAAATTTTGCAAATGCTTTTATAAACTCAGGATGATCCCCTAAGTTTGTTCCGTCCTCAAGAACAATCCTTGTGATGGCCTGAGTGTCTGATAACTCATCTGCAAGCCCCATAGCCAACTCAACATTCTTGTCGTAGTTAGACCCCCACTCTGCTTTGAGTTGGTTGCTGGCATCTACCTGTGATTGATGTCTTTTGTCTGCATCAGCTTTCACAGTTCCTTCCACACGGTCTTTATAATAATTTAAAACACCGTCTACTTGCGCTGGTGTAAGTCTTTGCGAATGAGCCATCTCTGCAAAATCTTGCGCCACATCTTCTGTGATGACGTTCCCATCTACAGCTATTTCATACCCTGATGCGGCCTCTGGTCTTCCAAGTCTAGTAGCAATCCTGTCAAGGTCTTCGTCTGTAGGATTTGCTGGTAATGGTAGCTTGTCAGCACCAATCAGCTTCTGACTATTGACGTATGACCTAGCTAAATTTTGTACATCTTTTATAGGTGAAAGACTTGGATGCTCTCGCAAGTCCTCTGGTATCATGTTCAAAAACTCGTTACCAGACCCACCTGATGCTACCTCTGCTGGCGTTTCAATCGCTGGTGCAGGGGTTGCCTCTGGTTGGGCTACCTGTTCGGCGTTTTCTAATGACATTATGACTCCTCTCTCATCATGTTGTAGATATGAAGAATTACGGCCCTCTTGCCTTCTTCAAATGCTGTTGCATTGGCATCGCCAGCAACATAGCTAAGTGTCTTATAGTTACACCTAGCTTCCAGATCAGTTAAGATTTTAGCCCCACTGTCTGTATTAAATGTCTGCCTATAAAGATCTTTTGTTTTCTCTATCTCTTTGTTCACTTGCTTACCATTCTAGTAGCTTGGGCTAACTGTGCTATATCTTGGACATCTTGTGACTCTTGAGCAGCCGCTGCCTGTTGCTGCTCTGCTTCAGCCCTTGCTTGTCTTGCTTGCTGTATTTCAGCAGTAGATCTTAGAGTTGTTTTAGGAACGCCAAGAGATTCAGTAACATGCCTGACCAATCCATCTGGGTCTATGTGAT